TTGGTGAAAGAGATGTTACAACAGATTATAGACAAACTAAGCCTAAACTAAGAGATATTGATTTTGATACTAGAAATAATAAAATCATTGCTGTTGGTGAACAAAATTTAGACAATAATAATTCCATTGCACGTGGTATGATTATATCATACGATGATAGTTTAGGTAGTGTAAAAGTAAGAAACTTACATACTAATAGCAGTTCTAACTTGAATACAACAATTTACAAATGTAGTTTAGATAATACACTTAATCCAAATAATAGACTTTGGGTAAGTGGTAACACAATATCAAGTACACAAACTAGTTTAGGTAGAATAGGCGGAATGATTGCAAGTGTTCCAATTAATGAAAGCGATACCGGAAGTGGAACATTAACTATTGAAGATTGGGCATATCAAGTACACGGTACTATTTCACAAGATACAGATAGTCCTATTGCTACACACAATATAGGTATAGCAGTTGATGACACTACGGCAACAGCAGGTGGATTAGTTAACGGTACTACCAGTACATCAGTAACAGCATTTGTTGAATACAAAATGGTACTAGACATTGGTGTACAAGAAGAGGAAGAAGCGGAAGATCCTACATACAGTTTAACTTCAAGTGGATCAAGTATTGATGAAGGACAAAGTTTTACAATTACATTAGATACACAAAACGTAGCAAACGGAACTAATGTGCCGTATACAATCTCTGGGGTATCTGAAAATGACCTAGGCGGTGTATCACTAACTGGTAACTTTACAGTACAAAGCAATAGTGCTCAAGTTACATTTAATGTAGCAGAAGATACTGCAATTGAAAGTGCTGAAACCTTTACAATTACACTTAACGGAATAGGTACTACAACTAGTGTAACTATAAATGATACTACATCAGCACCACCAGCCTTTGTTCCAGACTATACAATAACTGTAACAGCCAGTGGTTCAAGTGCATATACACTAAGCGGATCAGATAGAAGCGGATCAGTAAGTGGTAACAACATCAATCTTGCGTTTAATGTTGGTGATAAAGTAAGATTTAATAACCAAGTATCCGGTGGGCACCCGATGTATATTAAAACTCAGCAAGGCACAGGAACAGGCTATCCTGCATCAGGTGTAGACGGAAATGGTCAATCAACAGTTGATTGGACTGTAGGCGGAAGTGGTACATTCTATTATCAATGTACAATACACGGCAGTATGCATGGTGACATAGTGATATCGTAGTAAATAATAAATACAGTATAAGGATGATAATATGACAATACAAAATATAAACATTGGTAATATTGCTAACGATGGCACAGGTGATGATCTACGTGAAGCATTTCGTAAAGTAAACGAAAACTTTGATGAACTAGACTTACGTCAGCCAGAGTCAACAACAGGTGCTGGCATTGGTACAGGTGTTGCAGTCTTTGCTGGTAAATCAGGCGATACATTACAATTCAAAAATTTAACAGCAGGTACAGGAATGGCAGTTGCGGCAGTAGCAGGTAACGACATTCAAATTAGTACAAACTTACAGGGCATGTTAGTAACTACTGATGCAGGCAGTAGTAATATAGATGACGGTGAAGTATTTCGTGTTATCGGTGGTGCAGGTATAAGCACAGCAATGATTAACAATGTGTTAACAATTACAAACACAGCAGATGAAGGAAGTGCAGTATTTCAAACACAACTTGACTTTGGTGAGTTTGTTCCAGATATTCAAAACCATGCACAGTTTATGCAACTAGCAATAGATATCGATTACGGAACTATTACAACACCAGCATTTTTTGGTAGTAACATAGGAACCATCGTTTAACATGTCTCATTGGACCCAAAAATCAGGATCAACACTAGTCACTGCAAATGAAGAAGAAACTATTTCAGTTGGCTTACCGCTTAGTTCAGGAATAAATCCTACAATAGAACTTATCGCAGGAGCGTTACCGCCGGGTCTAAGAATATATCAAAATAATATTATTGGTACTCCAATTCAAGTTGAACGTACAACAACATTTAAATTTGTAGTACGGGCAACAGTGGGAACTGATATTGACGACAGAACATTTAAGATAGTAGTTAACGGTGCTGATGATCCTTTATGGAAAACCAAAGAAGGTAGACTAAGCATAGGTAACTCGCCCTTAAATAATCGCTACTTTATTTTAGATAACGAAATAATTGATTTTCAGTTAGTAGCAACTGATGTAGATTTACCAGCAGATAAAAGTTTAGAATTTTGGATTGACAAAGGTGATGGAGAATTACCACCAGGCATTTCAATGTCAAAAGCAGGTAAACTATCCGGAGTTGTTGAACCATTACTTGCATTAGACAAAAGATCTAAAGTTGGTCAATGGGATACTGGAAACTACGACATGTACTTACATGACTTTTCAAACAAAAGTAGTTTGTATTATCAAGGACAACTTATACCGAACTATGTTTACAATCCACCTAAAAAATTAAATAGATATTACGAATTTAAAGTAAGTGTTAGTGATGGTCTTGCAGTTGTAAAAAGAAACTTTATTATATATGTAGTTGGTGAAGATTTCTTACGTGCAGATAACGTTGTTGTACAAGTTGCAACAGGAGTATTTACTGCTGACAACACATACATTAGAACTCCGGTATGGATTACTCCAACAGATTTTGGATATCGCAGAGCAAACAATTATGTTACATTGTTCTTAGAAGTTTTAAAAAATGAAAATCAACTAGGTGCAGTACGTTATGTACTACAGGATCTAAATGATGACTCTACAAATAGTGTTATACCACCAGGTATGACAATAGATGCTGATACTGGCGAAATTGCTGGACGAGTTGCGTATCAACCTGCGATTACAAAAGAATACAAATTTACAGTAAGAGCAGAATTATTAATAACTGAAAAAAATGTTGTTAAGGTAGCAACATTTAAAGACAAAACATTTACAGTTAAATTGCTAGGTGATATTGATAGTAGTATTGCATGGACTAGTAAACCTAAATTAGGTTCTATCCCAGCAAATCAAATTAGTGTATTTAGAGTACAAGGAACTACAACAGTTCCGGATGCTCCGTTATTTTATTCATTAAAAAGCGGACGTTTACCGCCAGGACTTGAATTACAATACAATGGTGAAATTACAGGAACAGTTGTACAATTTGGTGACAGTGCCCGTAACGGTCTTACATTTTTTGACAACGATGATATGACGTTTGATAATGATACTACAAGTATTGATAGAGTTTATAAATTTACTGTAGAAGCAAAAGATAGATTTGCATTTAGTGCAAGTTCTAAAGAATTTAGTATTGAAGTTATTGACGACGATGATAGACAATATAGTAACTTGTTTATGAAGCCGTTTATGAAACAAGACAAGCGTGAATCATACAGACAATTTGTAAGTGATCCAGCAAACTTTCCGCCAACTAAAGTTTATCGACCAAACGATCCTAACTTTGGCTTACAGCGTGATATTAAAATTCTAGCATATGCAGGTATTGAAACTGCAACTATTGATGAGTTTGCAATAGCAAGTCAAAAGTGGCATAGAAGACGTAGATTTAATATAGGTGAATTGAAAAGTGCAGTAGCAAAAACTCCTGGCACACAAGATGTTGTATATGAAGTTATATACGTTGAACTAATTGATCCTGCAAAAGCAAAAATAGGCGAAACTAAAAAAACATTTGTACAGCAAGGATCACTGCAACTTAAAGCAGACCTAGCACAACGTAATGATCATCCTCAAGGAACACCAACACTATTAGATAGTTCAAATGTTAATAGAAACACTGAACAGTATAAATTTATGACTGATGACACACAGTTAGATTTAGGTGATACTGTAAACACTATAGCAACTAACGAAACGCTAACAGCAACAGAAAACACAGATACAGACCCGTTTGTATTTGGTGATCATAATGTTGTAAAAGCAGATAGTGATGCTGTACTTGCAAGTGGCGGACAAGGTCTAAAACATATTAGTAATATTACAAATATGCAAGATAGTATAAAAGCATTAGGGCGTACAGAATACGACTTTTTACCATTATGGATGCGTACTCCACAAGTTGCTGGAGAACAAGAAACAGGCTTTACACTAGCAATACCGTTGTGTTATGTAAAACCAGGCGAAAGTAACGAAATAATGATTACTCTTAGAAATAGGACGTATGACTTTAAAGACTTAGATATAGAAATAGACCGATATACTGTAGATAGCGTTGTAGGAAACTCAAACGATCAATATATTGTATTCGGAAAGTATAATTATAATGCATAACACTGATAAATATGTGTAGGAGAATAAGATATGGCCATAACTACAAGTAGTTCCAACATTGGAACAATTAATGCAGACTATCCTGTCGCAGGACAAGATAACGACTCACAAGGTTTTAGAGATAATTTCAATAAAATCAAAACAGAGATGACTAATGCACATGCAGACTTAACAGCATTAGATACAAACGCAGTTAAAAATAACGATGCGATTACTAATATGCAAGGTAATACTATTAACAATGTAGTAATTACTCAAGGCTCACAAAAGTTTTACAGTGGTGGTGTATTAAGTTCAGCAGGTGTTAGACCAGTTAGTTACGAAATTGCTACATATCATTCTTACACAATTAATAGTACTGGAGTTACATTACAACTTGCTGATTGGCCAACAAGTGGTAAGTACGCAGAAGTATTAATTGAATTACGTGGACGTAGTCAAGCAGACACAGTAACGTTCGATACAGAAAACAGTGGAAGTATTAAAGTAGCAACAGGCTTTGCACATCCAGCAACAATTGACGATAATATACATCCATACATTTACAGATTTTGGACCGTGGACGGCGGACAAACTGTATACGGAGAGTACAAGGGTGAGTTCGATACAGTCCTTTAATCCATTAGTTCAAAGTTTTGACGAATTGTCAAATAATGAAGTAGAAGAAAAAATACTTCAACTAAACAAGCGTTATTGGCAAACTCAAAATCCCCAAGTGAGAGAACAAATCACTGCTATACTTGACATGTATAGAGTCGAAATGGAAGCCCGTGTTTCCAAACCAATAAAAAATGTTCAAGATGACGATAATTCACTTGACAATTTGATTAATATCAGTTAAAATATATGTATGCTTATGAAAACAGACTCTCTCGGTATTCCGCGATTCACAAATAAAGACTTAGTTGATATGATCTATGTAGGTCATATGGATAAATGTCATGTGGTATTGTGTGAGGCTAGTGATGATGTAGACAAATTTAACGAGGCTTGTGAAGAACAAGGTCTTAGTAAGTTACAAAAATATATTCCACTAGATGTAGATCAAAAAACGTTTGACGGCGTATGTCAAAGTGAATGGTTTATGCCTGATGAATACAAAAATATTAATGTATATGAATATGTATTAAGTAGAGCAAAAATACCATGCGAGCAACATGTACAAGATCGTATATGGGAAGAAATGGAAGTATATAAAGATCGTGATATGCATAATTTATTACGTTATATGATCTATCTTGTAGACTTTATGCGTGAAAACGATATTGTATGGGGAGTAGGTCGTGGTTCGAGTGTAGCAAGTTATGTGCTATATTTGATAGGTGTACACAAGATCGACTCAATCCAGTTTGGCCTGGATTGGCGTGAGTTCCTGAGATAAGTAAGTATATAATAAAAGGAGGTATATTATGCCTGTAAGACAACAACAAAAGAAAACTTACCAAACTTTTCAAGGTAAGAAAATTGATATGGATACGTTGCGTCAGCGCAATGAATTAACTCCAGCAGTTGGTAATGCTAGAGTAAATGCACGTGGTGATGAATTAGGCCCAGGTGGCAAAATTGTTAAATCTCGTGAAGATTCAATGCGTGATTATTATGAAGATAATCCACAAGCGGCACCAGATGAAGTAGCACAAGTTGAACAACCTGTAGAAGAAGTAGCAGAACCTGTTCAAACAAAAGCCCAAAAGAAGTCAGCAGATAATGCTAAAAAAGCAAAAGCAGTTGAAGCGGCAGATGAAGATGACGAATGGGTTGAAGATGACGATGGTAATTTTGTAAAAAGAGGTGAATAATGATTCCAACTATTGACAAATACCAAGGTAACTTAACAGCAGTCGGTAACCGAGTGTTAGTTAGTGATATGGACTTTGGTGAACAAACTACAAAAGGCGGCATTATTTTAACAAGTGATGACGGTAATGTTAGAGGAATTTATCCGCGATGGGGTAAAGTACATTCTAAAGGTCCACGCAATGAGGACCCATATGAAATTGGTCAATGGATTCTAGTAGAACACGGACGTTGGACAAGAGGTATTACTATGTCCAACGAAGGTGAAGAAGATTTAGTATTACGTATGGTAGAGTCAGAAAGTATCTTAGCATATGCTGATGAAAAACCAGATGATGTACGTATGAGCAGTAGTAGCGTAGGCGACTATTCCCCCGATGCAGTTGACCCAGGTCAATTTGTAAACACAGCAATGAATAATCAACAATAGTAAGAGGCTAAATTGACCCAAGTAGATTTAAACAAGTACAAAGATTTTGTACGTGAAGTAACTAGTAATGAATCGTTATCAAGTATGCAGATGTATAATCGCATAGTTGAGATTGAAACTACTGAAAGCAAAATGAAAGTAAACATGGCGCAACTAATGACTGGTGCTATTGGCATTAGTGCAGAAGGCGGTGAGTTTATGGAAATTGTAAAGAAGTGTGTATTCCAAGGTAAGCCTATGGATGAAGATACACAGTATCATGCTATGCGTGAACTAGGCGACATCATGTGGTACTGGATGAACAGTTGTAGTGCATTAGGTATTGACCCTAATGATGTTATTGCAGAAAATGTTAAAAAACTGGAAAAGCGTTATCCTGGTGGATCGTTTGACCCGTACTATTCAGAGAATCGCAAAGATGGAGATATTTGAAAACTTCGAATGGTATGACTTCTTAGTTATAGCAGTATTCGCCAAAGTTTTACAAGTTTTAGTTATTGTTACACTAATGGGCGGTGGCATTGTCACTGCCACTTTTATAGCACTTGTTTGGCAACTTTGGTTAGCCTACGAAAGATTTAGAGTAAAAATATGAAACTTAGTCAAGTAGAACAGCAAGGTGTTAAGTTATCTAAAGTTAACCCACCAAATCCCCCAAAAGAACAATCTTTTGATATCCAAAAAGAAATTAAAGAAATTAAAGAGATTCTTTCAGAAATTCTCCAAAATATTGCTAAAAGTTCTTGACTTTTACAGCAGTGTCCTATATAATAAAGTATATTAGGAGAAACAAATGAAGTTCCCAGAACAGAAAAATACAGGTATAGGTACAGCAGGTGCGGCAGGTATCTCGCTTATGATCTTACATATTACAGGTTACTTAACAGGTTGGGCATGGCCCTTAGTGTATATCTTTTTGATATTAGTTGGCATGGGTATGGAAAATACGGATTACACAAAGAAATGAAACAAATTATAGAGGCAAGTGAATGAAAGATTTATGGGTAGAAAAGTATCGTCCTAAGACAGTTGACGGTTATGTGTTTAGAGATGAAGCACAAAAGTCTCAAGTAAAAAACTGGATTAAAGAAAAGACTATTCCGCATTTGCTGTTTAGTGGCAATGCTGGTATTGGTAAAACAACACTTGCTAAACTATTATTCAACGAACTAGATCTAAATGATTTAGACGTATTAGAAATTAACGCAAGTCGCACAAACTCAGTAGATGATGTACGTGATAAGATTGTAAACTTTGTACAGATGATTCCATTTGGTGACTTTAAGGTTGTACTACTTGATGAGGCTGATTACTTGAGTCCAAACGCACAAGCGGCATTACGTGGTGTGATGGAGGAGTATCATACAACAGCAAGATTTATTTTAACATGTAACTATCCTAACAGAATTATTCCTGCACTACATTCAAGATGTCAAGGCTTTCATATTGCTAAGATTGACCAAACAGAATTTACAGCAAGAGTTGCTGAAATTTGTATTACAGAAGGTGTAACTCCAGACTTAGATACACTTGACACGTATGTAAAAGCAACATATCCAGACTTACGTAAATGTATTAACACAGTACAAATGAACGTACAAGACAATAGTTTACTTAAACCTAACGAAGGTGACACAGGCGAAGCAGACTGGAAACTTGATATGGTTGAATTGTTTAAGGCAGGTAAAATTGCTGAAGCACGTAAACTATTATGTGGTGCAGTACGTCCAGAAGAAATGGAAGAGATCTATCGTTGGTTGTATGATAATATTGAACTGTTTGGTGATGATGAAAAACAAGACACAGCAGTACTAACTATTAAACAAGGGTTAGTTGATCATACACTTGTAAGCGATCCGGAGATTAACTTAGCGGCAACGCTAATTAGATTAGGGCGACTGTAATGGAACAAACAGTAGAATTTGATGGATTTATAGGAATCTTTGAAAACTATTTTGATCCTAATTATATTGATGGCGTAATTGAATATTTTGAAGCCAACAAAGGATTACCATTAGTACAACAATCTCCTAATGCAAAGCACGATAGAGATCATAAAGAAATGTTCTTTTCGGATCCTAAAAGTATACAAGTTGTTCCTAAGTATTTTACAGAATATTTCTTTCAAACTATTTGGGAAAAGATAATTCCGCTTTACCAAGAAGAATTTAGTGTTCTTGGTACTACTCAACTAGCCGGTGAAGAACTTAAATTGAAGAAAATTAAACCAGGTGGTGGATTTCACAGTTGGCATTATGAAGGTCAAGGTGAATATTCTAAGCGTAAATTAGTTGTGCAACTGTACATGAATGATATTTCTAATGCAGGAGAAACTGAATTTTTATATCAGAATAAACGCATTGCGCCTAAGAAGAATAGACTAATTGTTTGGCCTGCAGATTGGA